GCCAATGGCGCTGCCGATGGCGGTGTTTTCGTCCTGCGTGCGATTGGAGATGAGGATCTGCGGACCAATGACCTTGCCGCCGCCGCGGACGGCGACCTGCATCAGTGTGAGGCCGAGACCGAGCATCTAATGTGCCCTGTCAGATGAACGCCGTGATCGAGGTGGCGCCCGTGCCGGTCGAGTTCACGCGCGTACAGCGGATTGGCAGGATGGTGCCGGTGGGCACTGCAGTGAATGTCACCACATTGCCGTTGGCGGTCACCACAGTGACATCGCCGACGCCGCCGATGTAGAGCGCGCGCGCCGTAGCGGTGAAGTTGGTGGAGTTCGACGGCGTGACCGCGAAGGCATCCCAGCCGGGATCCGATATCCCGCCGGTCACATTCGCAAAACGATCGCCTGATGGTACTGCCATGACGGCCTCTAGGGTTGTGACGGTGATGGTTCGGGTTCGGGCGGCGGCTCCGGCAGCGGGATATTCAAGCCCGCCTGCGCCGCCATTTGCTGCTGACCTTCCGGCTCGAGATCGGCGTAGTTGATGCTCTCGGCCGGTGGGCGCTGTGCCTTGGCGATATCGGCCAGCCGATCGTGATGCGCCTGGTGCAGATCGACCGCGTGGGCGCGGCGGTCCTGCTCGTCGGCCATCCGCGCCATGTCGAGCTTGAGCATGCGATCGAGGTCGTGCTGGCGCTGCTGGAACTCGAGTTTCTGCTGGAACTGCTGTTGCTCGAGCGCCATTTGCTGCTTGCCGCGCATGTCCTCCAGCTGCAATTGCTGTTGCAGCATCTGCACTTTCGGATCGGGCGGCGGCGGTTGGTTCTGCTTCTGCTGGATCTTGGCCTGCATCGCCTTTTTCAGTTGCGACGGCAGCGGCGTGAGTTCGAGCACGACTTCGGGGAACTCCTGCGCGAAGTTGGGACCGAGTGATTGCAGCACGCCGAGCGCGTCGGCCTGCATGTTGATGACATCCGGTCCTTCGTCGAGCACGATGTCGACATCGAGCGAACCGACGGCGTTGACGATGATCGGCTGGCCGTATTCGTTGACCGACAGTTTGTTGATCTGGAAGAATTGCGGCAGCGAGTCATCGTCGGTGACCCGGATCCAGCGCTCGGCGGTCCAATGCTGCTGGATGATGTTGAGCAGATCGCGATAGACCCGGATCTTCCAGTTCTTCAGCGCCGAAATGTAGGGACCGAGTTGCGACATGCCGGCCTGTTGCAGCAGCGCGATGGCGCGGCCGGAACTGTCCTGCAGGCCTTGGCCGAGCAACGCGAGGTTGGGACCAAAATTCTCGATCATCTCGCGCGAGGCATTCATCAACTCCATATGAGCGCGCATGTCGGCCATTTGGCGCTGGTCATCGGCGATGTATTGCCCGTTGGGGACCGGGTTCAACTCGATCCAGCCGTCGGCTCTCGCCTCCTCGCGGCGTGCCACCTCGACATCGTCGACCATGCCCTTGGTGGCGCGGATGCGGCGCGAGTTCAGTTGATGCAGCGCCTTCGAGCGCCGCATGTTGTATTCGTCCTGCGGATCCTTCCACTGCCGATGGAAGCCGAACCGATCGCCGTCCTGGTCGATCGAGGCCGAGAACATGCGATACTTGGGAAAGGTCTTGCCGCGCTCGTCGGTGTAGGGCGAGCGGCCCTCGTCCATCTTGGTGTTGGCGATGTAGACGCACCAACGCCATTCGCCGTCGCAGATATACCAGTGATCGACCAGGCGCACGCGCTTCTGGGTCGAATTGGCCCAGATGATTTCGCGATCGCTGTCCTGGGTGAGGTCGCTGCCCTGCTCGATCAGGCTGTCGATCTCGTCGGCCTTGTCGGGGAAAATCTCCTTGACCTGCTCGGGATCGGCCCATTTGCTGACACCCATGAAGCGGGCGTCGGTGAAGCCTTCGTCGAACGAGCGCGGATCGTAGAAGAACGTATCCGGATAGACGATGTGCATGCGCACGTCGGGATCGCCCTGATCGCCGCGCTCGAGGTCGTATTCGATGCCGGCGATGGCGTCGACGGCGCCAAACCTAGCCACGCGCGGGTGCTTGCCCTTCCAGTCGTTGCTATCGAGGGCAAAGCGCAAGACCGCGGTGGCGAGATCGGCGCCCTGTTGGTGTTGCGGCGTGCGCGGATAGCATTTGGGATCCTGCCGCAACCGCTCGGTAATGCCGACAACGGCGTTGTATTTCGGATGGATGATGTTGAAGACGACGGCGGGCTGGCCGCGCTTTTTGAGGATCTGCAGTTCTTCCTTGGTGTACTGGTCGCCCGAGTCATAGCGGCGGGCTTGTTTCTGCTCGTAGATCTCCGACGACTTCGAGCCAAGGAAATCGAGATATTGCCGGCGTAATTTGGCGGTCGAGTAATAGCGGCCATCGTCCTCAAACGTGTCCTCGCCGCCGTATTGCGGCTGCGGCACAGGGCTGTTGCCTCCTGAGAATGCGACGACGGCGGCGCCGGCCATTAGGCGGCCTCCGGATCCGGCCCCGGCTTGCCTGTCCCCGACTCCGATCGGGGGCCCTCAGCCACGCCTGGGGGTTCGTCGACCAGCGCCCTGCCCTTGCCCGTCTCAGGGCTGAGTTGTCCCGCAAAGCGGCGCAGGTAGTCGGCGAAGTGCCGGTCGGTCGCGGTCATGCCGTCGGCAATCAGTCGCAGATTGCCGGCGTGCTGCGCGGCCTTGTCGGCGCGGATGGCAATGCCGGGCTTGTCCCAGTTGCGGAACTGGACCGGCGCCAGATTGAGCGCGGGCGCGTCAGCGTCGATCTTGAGCGGTTCGTGTGGCACGGCGATCACTTCTACTGGCGCGCGAGCTATGGAATGACGAGAACGCGCAGGTTTTTCATCTCGATGACGAGACTGTCATGGATGGCTTCGACGCGAGAGGGGGTGGCGCTCGGCAGCCCGGCGATCAGGATATCCATCCGGGCCGCGACGCTGGCGGCGGTATCGACGCGCTTTGGCTCGGCGGTTTCCGGCTCGGCGGCCTTGGCGTCGGGACTGGTTTTCATGGCCATCACTTGCGCTTGCCGCGGCCGTGTTTCTCTTCCTCTTCATCGTCATCGTCGTCGGCTGCCTTGGCCTTGTGCGACGTAGCGGCGGCCCTAGCCGGTGGGTCGGGCGGCGGCGCGGTGGCACGCAGTTTCTCCAGATCGGCGGTGAGTTCGGCCTGGATGGCTTCGGTGCCGGATGGACTGGCCGTATGCATCTTGGCGACGTTGTCCTCGATGCGGGTGACGATGGTGTCGGCGGTGTCGGGCGGGGCTTCTTCCTTAACGGCGGGCGCTTCCTTGGTTTCCTTCTCGGCTTCGTGGGCGGCCTTGTGGTCAACCATTGGGGGATACTCCAAAGGGGACGCCGGCCAGGAGGGCTAGTTCGCAACCGGCGCCCAAGTTGTTCCGAGGTAGAGATGGCTTGCAACGCTGGCACGGTCGGTCAGCGGCGGGGGCCGGACAACGCACCCTCAGGATGAGCGCGTACGCACCTATATATAATGTATAGGTCGACTGAACCTCGGTACCGGCGCTAACCTGCAACCTGGCGCGGCTGGGCCCACCCGCCCGAACGCCGGCTTAGACCCTCGGCGGGCCGCGCCAGCATCACAAGCAAATAGGCATAGCCCGCCCCCGCTCTTCCCGGCCCCTACTGTGCTTGGGCCAGAGCGGAGTGAGGAGTTCGAATAGCGCGTATACCCAGGATGCCCTTTTATCCCTATGTCCCGTTCCCGAGACGATACGCCGGGGGCCAGTCGGCGGGCCTGCATGACGTCCCATGCAGAGGTAAGGAGGAATGCCTTACTAGAGTCCTGGGGTGCGAGCAGGCCGTCGAACCGACTTTGCTCGGACCGGGGTGAGAGTCCCGCGCTTCATCTCCGGGGTCAGCCCGGACCTGGCGAGTTTTGTTTTAAGAGCAAGCGCGCGGTGACTTCGCCGGGCTGAAAAACTAGTGCGTTGCCATTTTCGAGACGGGGCGATAAGTCTTGCGGCAACGGATCAGGCTGTTTTTCGGATCAGCTCTGGCCTGATCTAGCGCCGGCAGGGTCGCACCTGGCCGGCGCACCCTTTTTCAGATCAGGCGTGAAAGCGAACAACGCACCCTAGTAGGT